AAACTGTGTATCATAATCAATAAACTGTTCTATGTCAAGTTCTTTTGGTAGTATTTGATGAAATGAAATTATATTACTTTGAAAAGTATTTGGTTCTTTCATATAGATGAACTTGATCTTTTCACCTTCTTTGATTAGTTCATATTTCTTATCCAACTTATTTTTCTTGATAAGATTATTATAAATCAAAGAACCTCGAACATGAATTGGACATCCTTTAGCAATCAAAGTTTGATTATCAAAAAATTTTTTAAGTCCATTTACTCCACGAGGAAAAGCTATATCTGCTACATTTTCTTTATTGAACTCTTTACGGAAGGTTTCAATAAATTCAATAACAGAATTTTCATCCTTTTCGAAAATAACATCCAGAACTTCCCGTAGTTTTTTACGGCAAGCTGAAGGAGTAGAACTTTTTATCATTTCCAGACCCATAATTTTCATCTTGGGCTTGGCATATTCTACACCTTCATTATTATATACATTTAGGATATATCTCTTTTTGGCCGTCCAAATACCTTTATCGGATAATGCTTCTCGCTTCATTCTCATTTTTTGTGAGGAAGCATTAGTATATTCAGCAAGTTCAGCATAAGATTTGTCAATAAATGGTTTAATTTTATTTTCACATATTTTGTCCATAAATTTAATGATTTCTCTTGTCTCAGCATCCGGCTTCTGCTCAATAATAGTTTTATTGACCAATTCATCAAGAGATAGATAGATTGAATCTGTATCCGATGCGAGGACATAATCTTTACCTTCCGTTTTTAGAAGTTTATTCATATAACCATTTAGTTTATTTTCAATCCAACGGATGGACAATTGGCCTGCCGTAGTAACAGCGGTGGCTTGGCGGATATCAAAAAAGCGGAAGTATTCATTGCCTAAGGCGCCGTAAGCTGAATTCAAACAAACTTTTTTGGCCAATTGTAGATTATTATACCGAGAAATTTCTTTTTCTATTTCAAATCTTTTTTCTTTATTAGTTTCTTTTTCTAATTGTTTTTTTGCTTCAATAGACTTTTGCTTATATTTTACACGATCATTATACATAGTTTCCATCATTTCAGCCAAAAAGCCTTGATGGTCCCTATTAAAAAAATGTCCGTTGGGTGTGATTGTAGCATTTACTTTTTTGAGATTTTCAGTATTAGATTGCTTGGTTAATAATGAATCAATACTAATACCATTTATAGTTTTTAGTTCCTGAGGCCAATGTTCTGGATCAATAAATGTATCGGGTGATATATTGAATTGCATAATCAAATGCGGATATAGGGAATCCAAATCGAATGATGCTACCCACTTATGTAGGCCTACAATAGGATCTTTTACATAGGCACCAATATAGGCCGAACTCTTATCATTCTTTTTAGTTGGGGGTAAAACACAATTCTTTTCTCGCAAATGATTATAAATCAGTGCATCCCACATTCTAACTTGGGCAAACACATCATCATAATTAGTTTTGCTATCATAAGCAAGGGTTAGAGCCAACTTGATCAGATTTAGTTTATCATCCAATTTTTCAATTAGTTCAACATCTCGTATATTATATTCAATAAAGAGTTGATAATTTTCTCTGTAAAGAGTGTGGAGATTTCCATATTCTTCATAAGATAATTTTCGTTCACCCAATTCTACATTACAAATAGCATCCAATTTATATGATTCCTGAGATTTTCCTTCAGGAGCATATCTCTGGTATAAATCAATATAGTCTAGATTGGAAATGCCTAGTAAGTTATAGGTTTTGAATTGCCGGCCTGGACCAAAATTAACTTCTCTTTCATTAATAATGTTCCAGGGTGAAAGCCTCTTGGTCATATCTTCACCAAGAACTTTATTCACCCTATTAACAATGTATGGTATATCAAAAAGTTTTATGTTCCAGCCAGTGACAATATCCGGATAATTACCCGACCATTCATCAATAAACCTTTTGATCAGATCTATTTCATCACTACATCTAATATATTGGACATCATCACGGTTATTAATGAAACTACCGCAACCAAAAACAATAAATTTATCTTTATTCTTAATGGTAATGGCTGTAATGGGTTCGTTGGCTGAAATAGGTTCAGGGAAACCATTTTCTGAACCCACTTCAATGTCAATGTTCGTGACATTAATGTTTTCAGGATCCCAAACAACATCATGCGGATGCTGTTCCGAAATGAAAGTATATTCATATCTTTGATTGCCATATATGGTAAACCCATCAACACCTTCATATTTTTTAACGAATTCACGACAATCGCGAATGTTGCCTGGCTTGATTGGGCCGACATATTCACCATATATTGTCTTGAAGTTTGTTGGGGTTTTTGAAGGAAGAAATAGTGTGGGGTTATAATCAATCTTAGTGTAGACCTTTTTGTTGTTGTCTACACCTCGATATAAAATCTTTCCACCCCACACTTGAACATTGGTATAAAATCTCATTACAAACCAGGACGGAGAATTTGATTTTGTGGCATTACAATACCTGAAAAAGTGGCCTTATATTGAGTTACAAACTCTTTGATTGGCTCCATTATAGTTAAAATATGAGAATAATTCAAGCGAAATGTTTTATCATCTGAAAACTCGGCCCATGGAGCAAACCCAACCGAAGGAGTTTTAGAGTCCATTTTAGATGGAATAACAACAATAGCCACAGGATTTTTAATTTTTAAATCTTGTGGATATCCATCACTCACAATTTCAGCAACAAGGTCTTGACCATTCAATAGCTTAATTAATTTAATCATATTATACTCCTTAGTATTTCGTTCCGTCTTTCAACTCTAAATCAGCCAGTAAATCATAGACGCCAATGGCGACCCACTTTTCAGGAATATAGGTTACCCTATTTCCAGCCTCATTAGTAAATGAATACTTATTATCATAGTCAAAAGTCTTGACTAGATGTTCCCAACGGCCATCAAAAGCCCGCTGCTTAAATTGATTTTCTAGAACGACCATTTCTTTCACTCCTTATGATGAAATTGCAAGAGTATATTACACGAATTGAACTATTTTGTCAAGCCCTGCTTTAACATGTAACATTGGTGGGATTAGAGGTTTAATTTTTAAATCATCCCTTAATGGCATAATAAGATTACATTGTGACCCCCATCGTATAAATGAAAATCTTTCGCCTTGATGGAATACTTGATTTTGTTTTGTTGTGAAATGTTGAATAACATCTACTTCATAGTCCGCAATCTGCACTATATAATAGCTATAATCTAAACGAGGAATATAAAATCGATTTTGCATTCTAGCATTATTTTTTGTATATAAAGTCCTTTGACTATCTGCAAATTTTTTACCGCGCAAATCACCAAAGATTTTATTTTCTATATCATCCATAGATAAATTAAATGATTCTATAGGATCAATCATTTTAAATGATAATATTGAATCATAAGGAACTCTATTAAGATGTATATCAGCAAAGGTCATAAAAATACCGCACACTAGGGCAGGACCATCAATAATACCTTCTTCTCCCATAATATCATCAATTGAATATGGATTTCCTTTGATATCAACCTTTACTTTAGGTGAATTAACAATTTTATTATATAAAATAACTCCATCTGCACTAGAAAAAAATACATTTTCATCTCTAACAATAGGTCTCAATTCATCTCGCATAAATGTATGGTAATCTTCTTCTTCTGAAGATTGTTTTAGGAAAGGTTTTACAGAACCTTCAATCCATTTATTTAAGGTTTGCATTAGGATAACTTTCTGTAAAGCGAGTATAATTTAAATGCATAAACATACAAGAAATATCAGCACCATTTTTATTATATTCTGACATATTGAAAAATATAGGCTCTAGACTATGTTGAGCACAAACTTTACTCAGAAAGTCAACCTTCCTTCTCTCTAAATCATAATCTTCGTCTGTTACCTTTAACTCATTAATATTAGAAGCACAAAGAACCATTTTATTAATACCTACACAGTTAGTAAATCCGGCCACTTTTTTTGCAGGTCCAGGAACATCAACGATATCGGCAAATTTTTCAATATCTCGTATATTTTGTTTTGATAATTCAGAAGTAACCGCCATAACTACATTATTATAAAGAGGATAAACAATACAATCTAAATGATATAATTCTTCACTATCATTATGAACTTTAACTATATTCATATTAAATTTTTGTTCAAACCAATTTAGTGCATTCATATTGGTTCGGATTCCATAAGCTCCAATATAATTGTTTCCATTAATAAATTTGAGATCAGCCTCACCTTCAAAATATCGAGGAGCCACTACAACATCAAACTTGAGCATTTTAAAAAAGTCAACACCAGGTTTTTGTTCCCCAATTCTAGGAGGACTTTTAAATTCTGAAATGACAACAGTTTTTTGATCTTTATAATGAGGAAGAACGATACCTAAATTTGCTGTAAATGATTGGTCTTGTAATGAATAATCGTGTGGAATAAGATATACTAAAGATTGGTTGGCCACAAAATTATATAATGAAGTGAATTGGGATAGTGCTTTTTTTCTATTAACTTCCCTATCACCCTTAAAGTTTTTCATAAAAACATTATTAGGTTGATCGGCAGATAAATTGAAAGGTGGACACATAACAAATGCTGGATATGAAATGTTATGTGAATTTAGACCTTCTTTCTCAGCAGTTTGCTCTTGTAAATGCTCGTAAAATGAACGCATATCAGTCTCGTTATTGTTAGAGGTATTATATTTATATTATGGATAAACCTTAACCAAGCGGCCATTATGACTCCTTATAATCAATCCTATGGATCATGTTAAGTTTTTGTTCTGGCGTCCAATCCTTAAGATAATCATTATCTTGATCAAACACTTTTAGATATTCTTCTTCAGTAACTTCTCTATGCGAGATAGTAAATTCGCCCATATGCTCTTGGCTTATTTCATTTTCAATTTCACCCATAGCATGGGCATCCAGAGCATGATCAATATTATCTTCTACCTCTACACAATACCGCACACGAAACATAGAGATTGCTTCAACAAGAACTA